CGCCAAAGAGTCTCAGGTCGTCGACCAGGTCGCGATGCCCGCCGCGTTCCAGGCGATGGTCAAATCCCCGGTCACGTTTCCGACATCGCTGTCTGCGGTGATGACGCTGAAAAGGCGAGAAGTCGAGGCTGTGCCGGTCGATTTGTAGAGCACGAACTTGCGCGCGGTGGAGAATCCCGCGCCGCTCTGAGTCCAGACCACATCCGCGGCATCGTAGGTGACCGTGGCGGTCGAGCGCGTCAACGTGGGCGAGGCGATCGCCGCGCCGCCGGCGGTGTAGTTCGTGCCGGTGACCTCGTTCGTCACGTCATCGAAGAAGTCGTGCACGTCCTGGTTCGGGGCGTAGGTGTTGGTGTGCGCCGAGAGCTTCTGGTTGGCGTCATCCAGGTCGAACACGCCGTTCGTCGTGGCGTCCCACTGGCCCTTGATGGACGAGTAGTACATCAGGTGGGTGACGCCGAGCAGAAACAGTGTCGGATCGGTTCCGGAGAGCTCCGGGAAGATCGCCAGGACAAGCGCGATGAGCGTCAGCAGGATTTTCATTTCACCCCCTTCTTCGCAGGCTTCGTAGACGGGTCCGATGAAAACGGCGCATAGCGCCGCTGGAACGCTTCGGCCGAAACGGCCCACATTCTCTTCTTCGGGTTTTCGTACTCCTGGCAGATCCAGTCTCCGAAGCGCAAGGCGTACTTGTCCTTGGGGCCAAGAACGAGGATCCCTTTGAAATCGCGTCCCTCTATCGGGTAGCGCTCGACCTGCGGGTGGTCGCCGTCCTTCTGCCAGCAGATCGCGACGATAACCTCGTCGGTCAGCTTGTCGATGTACGAGCCGCCCTCGACCTCTCGTTTGATTTCCATGGAGGGATCCTCAGTGAAGAGACGTTTGATTCGGGCGCGCGCCCATCTGCGCCGGCGGGACGCGCACGACGATCTTGCGGAAGGCAGCGAACCGGAATTTGCCGCTGTCCACGCGTTTGGCTTCCCATTCGGGATTCTCGAACGGCCGGTCGTAGGAGCACTCGATCCGATATTCGGGGATCTCCTCGTCCTCCTTGAGCCCCTCGAAGAGCGGGCTCGCGGCCGTGTAGACCTTGCCGCGGCCGGTCTCGCATTCTTGGACATCGAGCACCACGCAAAGCGCGAACAGCGCGCCGCACATCGGGCCATCATCGCGCAGGGTCTCGTACAGGACCCTGAACCGGCCGATGCGGTTGGAGTTGGGATAGTGGATTTGCATAGTCAGTTTTTCCATCGGTTGATGAAATTCGATTTCGGCACTCCGCCCCCGCCCGAGCGGGCCGGTGCAGATGTCTTGACTGGGGCGCCCGGGGCGCCTGCTTCCGCCGCCGCGTCCGCGCTCTGCGCGTCGCTTTGCGCTTTGACGAATAAATCCTGCGAGGCAGCGCGCAGCGTTGCTTCCATCTGATCCCACGGTGCGCGTGCGAGTCCGTAGTAGATCGCCGCGGCATAGGCGTATACCTCGAGGTCGAGCGCTTCGTTGCGCGCTCCCGCGTCTTTTTCCCACACGCGCTTGACGTAGCCGCGCACATAGCGCGAGATCAGCCGTTCGGCGGTGAGCTGCTTGAAATACTCGTCCGGCAGGCCGAGCGGAAAGTGGATGCAGCCCGGGCCCGGCTGGGTGATCTTCAGCCGCGCGTAAATCTTCGATTTCGCCGTGTCGCTGCCGACCGGCCAGAGCTGGATCCCGCCCGGGATCTTCTGGCCGTTGTGATCGATGTCCTGCGAGCTCGGCCTGCCGAGGACGCTCTTCCCGGATTGCGACTGGCCGCGCACCGGGAAGATGTGCCGGTGCGCGCGCGGCCGACAGAAGGCGTATACGGTTTGCGTGCGATAGCCGGCATCGACCGCACAGGCCGAGATCCGCAGGGTCGCGCCGCATTCGTGCGGAAACTGTTTCTTGAGATACTCGTCCAGGACTGTCCAGGGCTGGGCGGTCTCGGTGTCGCCGTGGATGACCTGGTAGTCGACCAGCCAGGATTCCTCGCCGCGGCCGAAGGCCTTGACCTTCGCCTCGAGACGGTTGCTCTGAACGTCGACCGAGGCCGCAACCAGCAAGCCGCCCATGGGCACCGTGCCGATACGGTAGTTTTCGGCGCGGCCCTTGAGGTCGAACTCGGAGATCTGCTCGCCGAGATCGACATAGGGCTCGGCCAGGACCGTGTTGGTCCAGGTCTTGAGCAGGATTCCGGTGGGATCCTTGTCCGCCTCGAGCCTCTTCTCGACGGCGGTGAACCAGGAATACCAGCCAAGCGGCGAATAGAAGGAAGGCAGGTGGAAGCCCGCCCGGCTCGATGCGGGATTCCCCTTGATCCAACGGCCGCGCGGCAGCATCTCGCTCTTGTGGTGCTCGTCGATGCGCGCCGCGCAGGCCTCGCATTCGTACCAGACGTCGGTGAGTTCGCCGGTGTCGCGCTCGGTCGCGCCTTCTGTGCCGGCCGGAACCTCGACGATTTCACCGTCATCGTGGCGGACGATTTCCCAGGTCTTGCGCGTGGTCCAGCGGAACTGCTCCCATTCCAGAACCTGCTCGTGCGCGCAGTGGGGGCACGGCACGTAATACTTGCGCTGGTCGGAGCGCAGCCAGTGCTTCCAGACTTTGGAGCTTTCCTTTGCGGTCGGCGTCGACGGCCGGTAGATCTTGCGCCGGTACGAATAGGTGTCGGTGCGCTTCTCGGCGAGTTCGTCGGATGGGCCCTGGCCGTCGACGTCGTCCGGGTATTCGTCGATCTCGTCTTCGAACAGATACCGCACCGGCATCGACTTGAGCTCCGCGGCGCTGTTCGCGCCGGCGATGACCAGGACGCCGCCGGGGAAATCCTTCATCGTGGCGGTGTTCGAGCGGTCGCGCGCGTGATCGCTGATCTTCTCGCGCAGGCCTGGCGACGACTCGATCATGCGCGACAGACGCGTCCTCGAGGCACGCTTGCCGGTGTTCGAGGTCGGCATCACCATCATGACCGGGCCAGGCGCCCAATCGATGATGTAGCCGAGGAAGTTGTTTCCGATCTCGGTGCCAGCGACCTGCGTGCCTTTGACGAAGGTGACTTCCTGCGTCGGGTCGCTCGGTGTGAGCACTTCCATGATCTCCCGCGAGTACGGCACGCGGTCGGTGCGCCAGGGACCGGGCTCCTTAGAAATATCCGACGAGAGCACCCGGTGCCGGTCAGCCCACTGCGCGACAGTGAGGATCGGATCCGGGCGGATCGCCTCCGCGAAATTCGCGCAGCTAAGCTGCCATGCGTTCGGCAGTCCCTTCGGCAGCCTCGCGTGCATCATCGGAGAGTTCATTGAGCACCTGCTCGATATCCGCCTTGATCGCCGCGTGCACGCGCGCAGGATCCCGTTCGGTTGTCACCACCGGCGTGAGCCGGTCGGCCAGGTTCAGGAATTTGTCGCGCACGTTCCGAAACAGGCTCCGCTGCGCTTCGTTGACCGCGTCGACTTCTACAACGCGCCCGATCGCCTTCAGGTACTCGAGCTCGGCGGTCGCCGCCGCAAACTTCTCGCGCTTCGCGCGCTCGAGCTGGTAGCCGTGCGGATCCTTGACGGCGAGCGGCAGTTCATCATCCGGGCCAGCAACACCATCGCCTGGCTTACTCGGCTCGACCGCTTCAAGGCCGAGGCCGATGGTGTTTTTCGCGACCGCCGCAGGATCCGTGTTCGCATCCCAGGCGGCCGACGCCATCTTGAACTCGACGGCGACTATTCGATCGCCCTCACGCTTCACGGCCTCGGACGGAATGCGCCCATCACGGATTGCCTTCTGCACCGCCGTGTGTGAAACACCTCGGCGGCGCGCAAACGCACGCTGACTGATCCAATCTTCCATAGCGGCAACCCTGTGGCGGCAACTGAATACCGCGAAGTGGCAACCCTAGGCAATTGAACCGACTAGCGTTTTTTCGCGGTCTTGGCGCCCGCGTTGTAAGAGGCGCAGGAAGGACCCGTTGAAAATGAGAAAACCCGAGGCGCGGGACGCGGCACTCGGGTTTCGATAGAGCGAACGGAGCTTACACACTTCAACCGGGCATTGGCCTTGGCACTATCCCGGAGGCTCGCGGCGATGCTATCTGCCGCCGACTTCTCGTTGCTCGCCCTGCTAGCCGAGCTTTTTACGCCGTTCCAATTGAATTGTCAACGGCTTCACAAGACGAGCCGCCAGCACGGTGCTCAACCACCTATCGGCAAGGATGAAACGCGCGGGCCAGCGCTGGTCGAAATACCATTTCTTCGGTATGCCGAACGCGCGTGCCCTCACCTTGTGGTTGGGCCTGGTCTTGCCGTTACCGCCACAACCACGGCAGGGAGCGAATCGTGCATTGCGTTGCATTGATCCACGTGGACGTACCAGCCCTGAACGTGTGCGCTCCAATTTGCCCGAACCACCGCACGAGACGCACCGATCTGACAACCACTCATGCAGCGCCATCTCAGCGAAAGGCCTGAGCACCAGCGCTCGAGCATATTCAGGCTGGAGCTCGGCGAACTGCGGTCGCTCCATCATCCACTCGATGAACAAGGAGACAGCGGTCGGCACATGCTCATGCCGCTTACCGAAGCGTATGTGCCAGAGCAACGAACCGAGTTCGCCGGCAAGGCGATCGCGCGCCGCCGTCTCTGAATTCGCAGGAGCAAGACCGGCAGCTTGGATCGATCCTCCATGCCGTCGATCCGCCCCGAGCTGCACACACATCGTGGCCGCGCCCAACGCAGCCACCCGGTCCAGGTCACCCTCCCCTCGAGGCCGCATCACAAGCGACGACGAATTCACGGCAATGCCGACCTGTTCGCGCACGTCAGGCCTTTCGTCCTCCACTCGATCGCTCATAAGCGTCCCTTCATCACCCGCGCCACGAGCTCGCGAATCCTCGCCTGCTTGATCATGCGCACCGTTTCCGCGCCTACTAGGCCGAAGCTCCTCCGGGGTTTCGCAACTGTGTCGAACCCGCTCAGATCTGCGTGGTGAACGCGCAGCTGCGCTTTCTTCTCGCCGTTTTCGATCCGCTCCGCCACTTCGGCGGGGTCGGCGTACATCCATGCCGGGAAAATGTTCATCGGCACGCCCTGATCGGCGCGGGGCTTCCTTGCCCCAGCCTAATCCGTCCCGATGTCCCAATGTCCCAATGAAATGTGGTGACCGCGCGCGTGCGCACGCGCGAGCACGCACATACGCGCGCGAGGGCAATGGGACGTTGGGACGGTTCTGTGAAAAGTTTCAACAAAATAAGAGGATGCGCAATCCGTCCCGAATCGCCGTCCCGATCTCGTCCCGATCTTGGCGTTCGGGACGGAATGAGCGAAGCGGGCCTCATCCCCCCCCCTCCGCCGCCCGCGGCCGCTCGTAATACCAGCCGCGCACGCCCTTCGTGGATCGTCGGCGGCGCCAGCCGAGCGCCTGCATAATGCGCCCCACGTCCTGCTCGTGGCGGTCGAGCAGCTTCGAGCGTTCGAACTTGAGGCAATCCAGCAGGATTTCGCTGGTGGTGACGCGCTCGCGATCGTGCGGACCGCCGACCTCGGCATCGACCCAGCGCTGGATCTCCCACTTCCACGGATGCTCCACCACGCGCTCGTCCTGCTCCGGAGCGAAGAGCGTTTCCTCCTCCTCGCGCGTCGGATGCCGCCGTTCCGCTTGCGCATGCCGCGCGCAGGCCTCCGCGAACAACTGCTCGCGCCACTCCGCGACCAGGTCCACCTTGATCGGGCCTGACGCCTCGGTGCGCACCGGGCAGTAGCGCGTGTTGCCTGTCCAGTCGCGCAGGTAAATTCCCTCGTTCGTTGAAGCGCTGAACACGCACTGGCGCTTCACGTTTATGATCCGGGCCGCGTAGGGCGGCCGGTATTTGTCCTCGCGGCCGGAGACGAACTCCTTCACGCGCGACACGTCCGCGCGCGAAAAAGCATGCATCTCCTGGATCTCGTAGAGCAGCACCCCCTGGATCTGCAGGAACGAGTCCTTGGTGTTCAGGTCGAGGTGCGAATCGGCGAACCACTCGCCGGCGAGCGCGCGCAGCGACTCGCTCTTGCCGCGGTTCTGCTTTCCCTCGAGCACCACGACGCTGCGGCAGATGCAGCCCGGATCGTGGATCCGCGCGACCAGGTTGAGCATAAAAAAGCGCCCGACCAGAAGCGAATAAGGGGATTCCTCGACGCCCAAGCAATGCGTCATCCAGCCATCCATGCGCGGCATGTTGTCCCACGCCAACCTCCCGAACCAGTCGCGCACCGGGTGAAACCGCCGCTCGGCGGCGGCCATCGCCACACCCTGGGCGATCGTCTTCTCGTTCTTGAACCAGCAGTTCATGATCTGCGCGGTCCACAGGCCGAAGTTCATATCGTGCTGCGCGGTCCACTCGCCGGCGGGGAAACCGGGAATTTCCGGGGGCTCGCGCAGCGTGATGCGCTGCGCGAAATCGTCGAAGCCGATGCGCCCCTTCCAGGCGGGGTGATTTCTCAGGATCAGATAGACGTTCTCCCGGAGATCGAGCGGGCGCTTGCTGTCGCCGTATATCAGTTCCTTTTGCCAATTTCCGAACCCTGAGTTGTCGACGACTACCTTTGGCATGGGGCTTGGTGCGCTTCATGCCGCCTGCAGCTCAACCTCGAAAGGCGCGATCAAGGAAGCAACACCTGTAGCGATTTCCGTGACCATCGTCGTTCGTGACTTCCATGTTCCATCCGGGAATGCTGGATCGGCGGCGAAGAACATCGCTGTGCGTCTCAGCGTCCGCGGTTTCGAGAATTGCAGCTGCGGCCAGACATGGCCCAGCAATTCCACCGAATCCGGGATCAGCACCACGTCGAGATCCCGCAGCATGGAAAAATCGAAGCGCGCGAAACGCGAGAACCCATACTTGTCCGCCGTGCCCTCCACCATCAGCACAAACCGGTCGCAGCGGCGCAACTCGCGCGCGAGGTCCCAGTTGCCGACTACGTAAACCAGCTGCGCGGGCCGCTTGCCGGCAAGGCGCAGCTCGAGCAATTCGCGGCCGAAGGCGGGGAGCATTCAGTACTTCTCCAGCTCACAGCTCATTTCAAACCCCGCGTGAAGTTACTCCTCGGCCTGCCCATCGCCCTCGGGCTGTGTTCCACAATGAAACCTTCCTTGAGCCGCGGGCCAGCTATCGCGAGCTGCTGGATCCTGCCTGCATGGTTGGTGAGCGTGCCGGTCCACCGATAGAAGATCGGGCGTGGCGGCGACTTCACGATGGCGGCCCTATTTCGCCACGCGCAGTGGCCAGATCCCGGCGCGGCGCGCTTCCTCTGCAATCTCATCCAGGTGCGCGACCGCCTCGGCGAACTTACGCTGGATCAGCGCCTTTTCATCTTCCGGGCTTTTCTCCTCCGGGCGCGCGTGCTGCAGCTCGTCAGCCATGAAAAACAGCGCCTCATAGCGCTTGCAGAAACGCGAGAGCGAAACGATCTGACCGAAGGTCAGATTCTGATCGCCGTTCGGGTTGACGCAGGCCTTCAGCCGCGCATAAGCCGATTCCGGCTTCATGTCCGGCCACAAGAACACCGCGCACTCCTTGAAGCTGCGCTCAGACCCGGCAATCATCTGCTGGAGGGCATCAAACTCGTCGTCGTAGAACAGCTTCATCGGTCCTCCCCTAAAAATTAGGGGTGATTAGGGGTGACTGCGTCGGAGCAAAAAAAGAGAATGGTCCCTCGAAGCGCTGGGGCGCCCCGAGGGACCGAATTTGCCGCCCGGGGGAGGACCGAGGCGGCAAAGAGGAGAAACGGAAGAAAATGGAGAATTTCACTCAAATGGGACCGAAATATGCGCACACCACCCATCGCACACCTGATGGCCGAGTTGATCGCGGCCACGTCCGAAGCTCTTGGTCTGCTTGCCGCAGCAATCGGCCGCCAGTCCAATGCGGCGCAACTCACCGAACATCTCCGCGCCCAGATAAAGGCGCACGAGCTTTTGAACGGAAACCCGCTAGCGCGTCGATTAGCCACCGGCGCGCTCGCTGCGCTTGAAGCGGAGTCCGCTCACCAGAATCCGCCAAAGCACTGACCCTTTGAACGCCATCCCATTTCAAGTCACAGAGACGGAAGGGAGTCACGCTCGCGCTCGGCCCTTTGGTCATGCGGCGGCCCGTCGCTCAAAAAGATCGGCGCGGACCTCGGCCCGATCTATGCCGAGTTTCTTTTCGATGAGGACTGCGGTATCGCCGTCAACTTCACGATGACCGTTTTCGAAACTACGCCAGGTAGAACCGGCGACGCCGATTTTCCTTCCAACCTGATCGGCGGTGAGCTTGTTAGCTTGGCGATATTCGCGGAGGACTGCCTTGGGGGACGCCTTCTTAGCCATGATACATAAGGTATCGCATTGCGGGGGGCTAAGTCAATACCCTTTGAATCACACGGCCTTTGAGGCTGTCCGTACCATTAATGTCGTGAAGGAATGGAAAACCTGGGGCCCGCGATTCCGGCAGCAATGCCGGGACAAAAATCTCAACTTAGCCAAGATCGCCGAGCGGATTGGGCTCGCCGAGTCCACGGTTCGCAGTTGGACCAACGGTACCCGCGAGATCAACCTGAGCGATTTCTTCCGACTGTGTGCCGCGGCTGAAATAGAGCCAGACGAAGTTTTGTTTACCTATTCGGCCAGACAATTTCCGGAGGGGAAAGAATTCCTTGCCCTTAGCGAGGCGTGGCGTTACGCTACCCGCGAGTGGAAAGAGATGCTACTGACAACAGCCGATGCTATTCTCAAGCACCATCGAGCCACCGGACCCCGCGGGGCCCCTCCTACACAGGCTTAGCGCGCATGAGATATTGCTGCTTCGATTCTATCGGACATGCTGCCCGAGCCATCAACAACAAATTCGTTGGTTCGCCGCCGCCGCCAGCTCCCGCTGCGAGACCGCTTCCACCGGTCAGGTAATCCCCTACCCGTTAGTCAGGTAAGTCCCTAGTCGCTGTCAGGATTCACCGCTTTCCCCATGCCGCGCCACTGTTTGATACAAGAGGTATTGACATGCTCCGATACCTTGTGTATCGTACCTCCCATCGTCCACGGAGGTGCCCATGAAATCGTTTTCCGCTGTGCTCGTCCTGATCCTGCTGGCCGGATGTGCGGGCGCGCCCGATACGCGCTCCTGCCTTGTCTCTCTCGACGGTGGATGCCTGGCTTACGATTTCGGCAGCAGTCTTGCGTCGGCGCCCCGCGCTTCAACGATCTGTCCGTAAGGGGACGGCGCATGAAGATTTTCCTCCAGCGGCTCGATCTCGCCTGGCACTACTGGCGCGACGCCAGGCTGCGCTATTCCTGGCGCACGGCGTGGATCCTCGCGCAGGAGCGCTCGCCGTGGCTGACATGAACAGCGCCGCCTTCGAACGCGGGCGCAAGGCAGCCACGCTCACGCTCGCCCCGTCACTCAACCCCTACCCCGAGCACACTTGGGATCACACCGAGTGGCAGCACGGCTGGATCCAGGAGACCGGTGCGCGGCTGCGCAGGCTCGCGGAGCGCGCGCCCGCATCGGGCCCCGCTCTGATCATCCCCCATCCGTCCATGACCGCCGAGCAGTGCGAGCTCGTCTGCCGGCGCGAAGGCCTCGCGCTCGCACACCTGGGGCGCGCCCGGCTGGTCCTGGTGCACACGTCTGGACGTCCGCAAACGATGCTGCGCATCGCGCCACCACTCGATCCGGAGGCCGCATGAGTACATATGGATGGAAACCCGTCAGCGAGGTTCCGCGCCATCCGGTGTCGGCCCTCTTCGCCACGTTCGATCCGGATGACGATCAAAACGGCGAGCCCTATCTGCTCGACGGCCTGCACATCGTTCACCGCGGCGTCTGGGTGCGCGAGGACGGCGGCGCCATCATCGGCAGCCTGGACAATCTGTGGTGGATCGACGAAGAGGCCCTGTTCGCCGCATGGCCGCTCAAGCGCCCGCCTGCAGAACCACAAGCGGCGTAAACCAAACCAGGAGATCCAAATGCCCAAAGCCAAATCGAAGACAAAACCCGCCCTCGCTAACAGCCTGCCGAAAATCGGCTCCGCCTGGAATGACGGCGTTTACGCAGGCCTCTCGCTCGAAAACGAGAAGCCTGTCGCGCTCGTACTGCTCCCCGGAGATCTCGACGAGGCTCCCTGGGCTGACGCCGTGTCGTGGGCCGAGAAGCAGGGCGGCGTGTTGCCCTCGCGCATCGATCAGCTCGTGCTTTTCCAGAACCTTAAGGGCAAATTCGAAGCGAAATTGTATTGGTCGGGCACGCCTTACGCCGGCGTCGAGTCCTACGCCTGGGGTCAGAATTTCCTCAACGGCGGCCAGTACGACAACCCCAAGAACGGCAAGCTCCGCGCCCGCGCCGTCCGCAGAGTAGCCATTTAGCAATTCATCAATTCACCCATTTCCATGATCTCCCCCTTCATCCATCTCGAAGAACTGCTCGATACATGGGAAGAGGAGGCGGCGCG